TGTTCGCGGACGGAAACGGCGGACTGCGCGTGGTGGCGGCGGACGGAAAAGCGGTCACGCCCAAACTGCTGGACACGCTTTCCGCCCACAAGATCGCCCTCCTGCCCTACCTGCCGTCGCCGCTGGAAGAACTGCCGGAGGACATTGTTGCACTCGGTAAAGAGGTGGAAGAAGGGCTGTCGGGACTGTGGGACGAAGCCCTTCGTGCGGCGCAAGCGGGGGAGATGCCCAGCTGCGATAACACCCATCCGGCGTTCGTTCCGGGGATGCGTCCGGTACCGATATGTAGAGGTACGTCTACATGGTTTCCCGCCAAGACACTGCTCAACGCAGACCGCCTGATACGGGCGATGCAGGACAAATACGGGGAGAAATGGCTCAAAATCGACCTGAACCGTCCGATAGGCGAAAGAGACGCTCGAAGTCAGGTGATAGCCGCTTTAGCGGTCGTTCACTGGTGGAGTACCTATTCCGGCGAAAAACCTGCACAACCCATTCCGATGGAGGCTTTTCAAGTGAGGGCAAGTGAGGAGTTTTAAGCGTTTTGGAAACTTTCTACATTTATTTTTTCCCTATATAGACTTTTCCAAAACAGGTCAAACCCCTCACTTGTCCTCACTTAACCCTTTTTACCCAAAATGCCTAAAAAAAGCATAGTAGAAATAAGAATACCTGTTTCAGAAAGGCGGTTTCCGTTGGATTATTTGACAGAAGAAACAGAATGCGGTATACAGGGGGTGACAATTCAGGCTCTCCGTACACACTGTGCGGTTGACCCCGTTACAGAGGCTCCCATTCAGGCTGTAACTGTCTCTGGATTTTCCGAAACCCCCGAACGCTCTTTCGCCCGTCGTGTCAATGATGCCCTTGACAGCGGAAATAGCGCGGAACTAATCGAACTCACCCTGATCGATGCGCGGGCTTTCGCTCGTGCAATCAAACGTCGCGCTGACCGTGAACGCCAGCGACAGCACGACCAGCAGGAACAACGACGACGGGAACTGACCTCCGACGCCTTCCTGATGGCGGTGGGGGAGTGCCAGGTACGCGCCGGAACCGATCCTGACTTCGAGCTGGTGCGCGGCAAACCGAAACCCGTCGAAAACCCTGCCGTGTATGTCTACGTCCCCGACTCCCTCGCCGACAGTCAGAGCAAAAAGCCGTTGCTGAAACGGGAGAGCGAAGTCGGGAAATCAACTGAAAGAATCAACCGGGAGTAAAAACCATGCCTATCTATCCCGGTCAGCCCACTCCCGGCGGTAAACGCCCCGGCGCGGGTCGTCGCCCTAATGCCGTTAAGATCGAATTGAAAACGCTAATGGATACCTGCGTTCCTGTCAATATACGGGAGCAAATCCTTCGCAAACAAGTCGAGAAAGCCGTTGACGGCGAACTGGAAGCGGCGAAGTTCCTGTTTGCCTATCTGTACGGAAAACCTGTTGACCGCAAGGACATCACCTCCGATGGCGAAGCGATAGGGGTGTTCGGTTATGAGATCATCGCCCCCGGAACTCGCAACAAAGAACCCGACGACCAATAAGATCACGTTCACGCCGCATTCCGGTCAGTGGGATGCGTGGAACGCGACCGAACGGTTCATCGCCGTTATCGCCGGGACGCAATCGGGAAAGACCGCTTTCGGTCCGCACTGGCTACTGAAGGAAATCCGGCAGAACGGCCCCGGCGATTACCTCGTCGTGACGCCGACCTACCAACTGCTGGCGAAGAAAGCCCTGCCGGAGTTCCTGCGACTGTTCCAGCGATGGAACAACCTCGGAGAGTACAATCAGACGACAAAGCAGTTCGTCTTTTCGGAGTACGGTTGCCGCAAAATCTTCGGCGACCATGACCCCGACAAGCCGACCGTCGTCTGGTTCGGGTACGCCACCGACCCCGAAAGCCTGGAATCCGCTACCATCAAAGCGGCATGGCTGGATGAAGCCGGACAGAAGAAATTCAAACTGGAATCGTGGCAGGCGATCCTTCGCCGCCTTTCCCTGTCGCAAGGGCGCGTTCTCATCACCACGACGCCCTACGATTTGGGATGGCTCAAGCAACAAATCTTTGATCGGTTCGCCCGGCGCGGCAAAGACACGGAACAGCCGGGTGACTGCGATTACCGGGTCGTGCGCTTCGATAGCACCGAAAACCCGCAGTTCCCTATGGAGGAGTTCCAGCGGGCCAAGAACGACTTGCCCGCATGGAAGTTCAACCTGTTCTATCGGGGAATCTTCACCCGTCCCGCTGGGATGATTTACGATTGCTTCGAGGACAAGTATGACGCGCAGAAGCACCCCCATAGCGGCCCTCTGTTCGGTCATAAGTGCCATGCGTTTCCGATCCCTGATACCTGGCCCCGATTCGTCGGCATGGACTTCGGTAACGTCAATACGGCGGCGATATTCCTTGCCGAGAACCCGGACAGCAGACCGCCCGGCGGCAAACTCGGCAGTGGCAGATTGTACCTGTACGCCGAATACAAAAACGGCAACCTGTCGGCGAAACAACACGCCGTCCAACTGAAAGAGAAAGCGGGCGGCAAGATCACCCGCGCAACAGGCGGCGCAAAGTCGGAAGATAAGTGGCGTCAGGAGTTCACCGACGCCGGTATCACCGTCTTGGAACCTCCCGTCTCGGAAGTCGAAGTCGGCATCAATAACGTGTACGGCGTCCTCCAGCGGGGCGAGCTGGTCGTGTTCGATACCTGCGAGGGCATCCTGTCCGAGATCATGTCGTACTCGCGGGAATTAGACCCGATGGGCGAACCGACCGAGATCATTGACGACAAAGCGACCTTCCACCGCATTGACGCGCTTCGTTACGTTTGCTCTTACCTGCGTCACAAGGGCGAACAGCGAACCGCTATCAACCCGGCAGATTATTTTGACCTCAGAAAGTAGGCGCATATGGCAGACAACACCGCCGCGATGGTTCCGACCATCAACAAAGCGGACGCCTACAAAGCCTATGGCGGCGTATTCCCGGCGCTTCCCTACAGCTCGGAGGACACGCAGACCACGCGCCCGCCCTATGCCGCCGTTTATGGCGCGTCTATCCTGACCGTCCCCCGGCGCGGCTGGGACTCGCTCACGCGGCAGTACCTCGAAGCCTACGCCAGCGATCCGGGATCGGTTCGCAACCTCGCCCTCGGTCAGTGGTATTCCACCATTCCGCTCCGTATGCTGTGGATGATGGGCGACATCCACCCGATGGTGAGCATGGCGCGTTCCGTGTGGCTCCGTATCGCCTTCTCGGACTCGGCAACGCAGTTCATCGCCGAATCATCGCGGGGCAACACCTCCGATGTCGGCACTCGCGCTATCAACGCCCTGATCGATTCCCTGCCGCTCGAAGTCGGCGGGATCGCCGGACTCCAGAACGCCATCGGTGAACAGGTGCTGTTCACCGGGATGGCTTGCCTGGAATGCGTTCCCAACCCTACCCTGTCGTCGTTACAAGATTTGGTCACGTTCGACCCGACCACCGTCCGCTTCCGTGATGACGGGTTGGGCAACCGCTACGTAGAGCAGAAACAGCCCACGGGATGGCGCACCCTGAACAAGGAGAACTGCCTCGCCATCGGCTTCGACGCTTCCCGCGATAACCCATATGGTCGTCCCGTGTTCGCCGCCGCACTGTCTGAAGCAATGACGGACACGGCAATACACCAGAGCATGACCGACGTGTTGCAGGCGGTAGCGTGGCCCCGTCTCTCGGTAGGATTCCCCTTCGCCGAAGCGGCAGAGTTCGCCATCGCCCACCCGGAAGTCTGCGTCGGACAGAAGGACGACGGCAGTGACCTGACGCCGGCAGAGTACGCGATGGCGGAAATGCGGCGCCTGTCCACACTGGTGCAGAATATGAAAGCGGACGACGTTTTCATGTACCCCAAAGACGGCATGGTGAGCGTCCTCAACGGCGCGAACGGGATGTCGAGCCTCGACCCCATCCTACAGCAGAAGCGCATGAGGATGTGTCAGGCGGTGGATACCCTGCCCAACCTCTTGGGCGTCACGGACGGCGGTACGCAGGGCTATTCCAGCGTCCAGTGGGGCGTTCAGGCGAAGAAGATCGAATCGTTCCGTCAGTTCGTGAACCACCTGCTCTGCAAGGCGTTCAATTTGCACCTGCGATTGAAGGGCATCAGCGCCACTGTCCGCGCCGAAGCCGAACCGATCCGCGCCACCGACGCCCTTGCCGACGAACAGGCGCGGACGCTCCGTATTGCCAACGAACAGGCATTGGTGGACGCCGGGTACTCCGACCGCTCCCATGCCAGCCAGAAACTGACCGGCAGTGAGCCGATCCTTTCCGACGCCCAGCACGAAGCCCGCAAACAGGCGCAGACAGACGCGACAACCGCACAGGAGGCGACCAATGCCAATTTTCAAGACCAGTAAACGCAAGGACGCCCGCAGAAGCGCCCGTCCCCTGTCCGTTGCGGCGCGTTACCCCGTGTACGCCATGCGCCCCGATTCCTTCACCGCCCTTCTGCCGCGTGTCCGCGCCGGCGACTGGGATGACGACGAAGCCGAGGAGATGCCCGAAAACCTTGAGGTCGGCGTTTCGGGCAACGTGGCAATCATCACCATCAACGGCACCCTGATGGACGGGAATGCGGAGTGGTACTGGTCATACTACGACTACGTTTCCACACCGGAGATCCGCGAAGCCATCAACGCCGTGCGGATGGATGCGAACATCACGTCCGTCATCCTGTATCTGAACTCGCCAGGCGGGCAAGCCTCCGGTGTCGCGGATTTAGCCGATGCCGTATACGCCCTCTCGCAAGCCAAACCCACCGCCGCCTACTGCAAGGACGCCTGTTCCGCCGCGTACTGGATTGCCTCGCAGTGCCAGAAGGTCTATGTCGCGCAGGACGGGTACGCCGGTTGTATCGGCACCCTGATGTGCATTCAGGACTGGAGCAAGTTTTATTCCGAGATGGGCATCACCGTCTACCGCGTGACTTCCACCGGCGCGGAGGAATACAAAGGCGAGGGCGCAAGCGGCACGACCATCACCGACGCGCAACTCACCGATTTCAAACGCATCGCCGACGCCCACCAGTCCCTGTTCAATGCCGGAATCCAGCGCGGCAGAGGGTTTGACGACGAAACCATCGCCGCCTTAGCCGATGGACGAACCTATCTTGGGCAATCCGCCGTTGACCTAAAACTCGCAGACGGCGTGATCACGTTCGGGGAGCTGACCGCCGCGATGGGCGCAGGCGCGTTCCCCGAACCGGAAACGGACGATGTTGACGACGAGGGCGGCGACGACGACCCCGCCCCGCAAGCCTACCCAATTCCGTCTGCAATCGGGCAGACGAATGTAACCCCCGCCGCAATGGACGGCGAAAGGAGAAACCCCATGACCTTCATGGAAAAACTCAAAGCCCTCGTGAATGGCGAGGGTGAAACGACCGAACCCGTAGCGGTCGCCCCGGTGGTGGATGTCGCCGCGCAGATCGAAGCGGGCGTGAAAGCCGGACTGCTGAGCGCCAAGCGTGTGGAAGCGAAAGCCGCCGCCGTTCGCGCTTTCGGGCCAGAAAGCGTCCACTACGCCGCCACCGTGACCGCTATTGACGCCCTTCCCACCATGGAAGCCGTCGAAGCTCTGGTGTCGTCCCTGAACGCCGTCACCTCCGCCACGTTCGCGGGTGCGACCGGACAGCAGACCATCTCCACCGGAGCGACGATGGAGACCACGTATTCCCGCCCGCAACTGCAAAACCAGTCCCTCGTGGGCAGTTTGCTCCAGCATGACAAATCAGACGCCGTGTTCGGTCAACTGTACGCCAGTCTGAAACAGAAAGGCATGGTCGAATAACCAATGAGAACCCGACTTTTCGATATCACGAACGATCTGCTGGAGCCGCGTGACCCGCAAAACGCCGTTCATGTCCCGTTCCAGCCGACGACCAGCACCTACTTCCAGAAGGGCGCCTTCCTTCAGCAGGTCGCCGGTAGCCCCAACATCCTGCAACCCATCCCCGCGGGCGTTACCGGGACTCCCGTCGGTATTTGTCCGCGTGACTTCATCACCGACTCTGCCGGTAACGTCACGTTCGGAACCCCGGCATCAGGCGGTAACGAACACGGCGCAACTTTCCAGAACGTGTCCATGATCATCTGCGGCACGTTCTCCGCGCAAGACTTGGTGCAGACGGGCGCCGGGCAGATTCGCACGGCATACGTCGGCGACACCGCAGGTTCCCTTCGCGCCAATTCCATCGGTCGCCTTGTCATCGGCACCACCGCACAGGGCGTCGTCAAAATCAACTAATCCGCGAAAGGAGGCATAACCTATGCCTACGTCTTTATCACTGCCGAGTAACGCGGATTTATCCCTCGTTGCTCAGGAAATGACCCCGCTTCTGGCGGCAAACGACCCCATTTTTCAGTATTGCCCGATCACCTCGGATGCTGTCGATACCATCGAATGGGAACAGGAAGACAACTACTTCGGTCTGTTGGAGCCACGCGGTCTCAACTCTGCGTTCAACAGCATCAAGCGTGTCGGCGCAAAACGCTACGCTTTGGTTCCCGGCTACTACGGTGAACACTACCCCATCGACGAGCGCGACATCACACAGCGCCGTGCCATCGGGCAGTTTGGCGAACCGGAACCCATCGCGCAGATGGTCATGCGGGCGACCCGTATCCTAACGCACCGCATGATCAATCGTATGGCAAACGCCGCGTGGACACTGTTCGCGACGGGTTCCTATACCACCACCGACCGAGACGGCAACCTGCTGTACACGGACAACATCCTGTCCTCCATGACCACGCGGCGTTTCTCCACGTGGTCAACGCTTGCCAGCGCAACGCCGTTGCAGGACTTCCGAGGACTGAAGCCGTTGCAACGCGGCAAGGGTTGTCTGTTCAACGGCAAAGCGGTGGCGTTCATGAACACAACCACAAGCAAAAACCTGTTGAACAACGCGAACACCTCCGACCTCGCCGGGCGCATCGTCTACCCGGTAGGCGGTGGCGGCGGCGGCGTCAACAGCACCGACATTCCGCAGTTGAACAGCATCCTCAACAATGCTGATCTGCCGCAGATTGTCGAGTGGGACGGTGGCTACTTCGCCAACCAGGCGGCGGCGAACAGCGGCGACTTCTCGCAGTGGACGACGCACATCCCGGACAACAAGATTGTCATCATCGGTTTCCGCCCCACGCAGGAACCCATCGCCAAGATCGTCCAGACCCGCAACGCGCAAAACGCGGCGGCGGCGGCAGGGATGTATCTGGACGCCGTATTGCCGCACAACCCGCCGTATGCGCCCAACGTGTACAGCGGCGTCAACTTCGGTATTGCGACGTACTACCCGTCTAACATCGTGATCGCGGACTGCTCGTAAGCAGTCGCACTGCTCATAAAAACCTGCCCCCGGATAGATTCGCTATCGAAAAGCGGCTTTCCCCACCGCCTGCCGGGGGCAACATACAAAGGGGATTATCGCGCACACCTGCGCGAGTATGGGCGCTGGGGAGGCGCCTTTTCCATGCGTATTCTCTGGGTTTCCAATAACATCAACACGCCGTCGTCATACGGGTCTCAAACAAAACAGATTTTACATAGCCTTCAGCGTCTCGGTCACGAGGTTGCGCTTCTGGCGTATCCGGGCATCCAGCACGGATCGCCCGTCGAACTCGAAAACATCCTCGTCCTGCCGATGGGCGCTGTCCCCTACTCGCAGGACAAAGTGGCGGCAAGAGCGGCGCAGTTCAACGCCGATATCGTGGTGTCGTTCATCGATGCTTGGGTGTTAAAGCCGGAGATGTACCCCGGCGTTCGCCATGTCTGCTACTATCCCGTCGATACCGACGCCTTGCGACCCGGCGACAGGAACGCCCTGACAACCGCGTGGGACAGCATCTGCCTCTCGGTAGACGGGCAGGAAAAGGCGAAAAACGCCGGGATTACCTCCGGTTTCCTCCCGCTTGGCGTCGATACAGAAGTCTTTCGTCCCCTGCACCGGGAAAACGCCCGTCAGCGTCTCGGACTGCCGCAGGAACCGACCATCTTTGGCATCGTCGCCGCCAATACCGACGACTGGCCCACCCGCAAACACTGGCACGAAACCATCGCCGGGTTCGCGCAGTACCTCGCCTACGACCCGGACGCCCTCCTGTACTGCCACACCGAAGCGCATGGCAGGGTCAACATCATCAAGCTGATCGAAGGGCTGGGGATCCAAAAGAACGTTTTCATTACGCACCCGGAACAGATCGCGGACGGGTTTTCCGCCGATGAGATGGCGCACCTGTACAACTGTTTCGATGCGCTCGTGATGCTCAGCAAAGGCGAGGGGTTTGGCATCCCGCTACTGGAAGCGCAGGCGTGTGGCATCCCCGTCATCACCGGGCAGTGGACGGGCATGGGCGAGAACGCCTTCGGTGGCGTCATCGTCCCCTCTGTGGCGGCGAATCTGGAACCCGCGCCGGGAATGCCCTGTGAGGGCGTCTACCGCTATGCCGCAACGCCCGAATGCGTCCGTGACGCCCTGTACGCCTTCTCCCGGATGACCGAGGAGACACGCGCCGAAGCCGGGCATAACGCCATGCTTGCCGTGCGGAAATACCGGAGCATCGACGCGATTGAGGCGTTGTGGAAAGACAAGCTGAACGAGTGGCAGACGCGCATCGCGGCAGAGCGGGCGCCCAAACGTAACCGTCCCCCCGTGGACTTGACCTCTGATTTCAGCGATCAGGTGCATCGGGCGCAGGTGACGGAAGCGCAGGTCGTCCTTGTCTGCCCGTCGTATGGCGAATCGTGCGGCATTGCCGAGTACACGGGGTCTCAGGTATGGGAACTGTACCGCGCCGGGATTCGCGCCCATGTCGCTACCACCGTACAGGAAGCGGACGCCATCGCCCGTTCTACGCCGTCCGTCAAGTCCGTGATTGTGCATCACGAGTATTCCCTGTTCGGCAAAGGCAACCCGCATTTGTCGCAGGGGGAGCCGCTGGAGACGGCGCTGCGAAATCTGAAGTACCTGATGACGGACAGACCCGACTTAAAGGTCGGCTTCGTCATGCACACGGTCGCGCCCTACGCGGAGTATGCGCCCATCAACCATACCATCGCGCAGTCCGGCGTCCCCGTGTTCGCTACCAGCCTGACGGCGGCGCAGTACCTGTCCGCCGAAACGGGCGTTCCTGTCCGTCACTGTCCGCTGGGCGCATGGTCACTGCCCGGCATAGAGACGGCGCAGGACAGGGTAGAGGGCGCCGTGTTCCAGATCGGTAACTTTGGAATGCTGGGACCTCAGCGGGACATCCCGGCGCAGATCGAACTGTGCAAACGGACAAAAAGCGTGTTCGTCGGTTCCTTCGCCACCTCTGACGCCACCGCAACGCAAGCCCTGAACGACTCGTTGCGTTCGGAAGGGGTCGCGTCTCGCGTGTGGCACGACTGGGCGAACGACCAGGCGATACAGGAAAGGCTCCGTTCCTGTGATGTCCTGTTCATGCCGCGAAGTTCTCAGGTCTACTACCAAAGCGCGTCCGTGATGACGGCGTTGAATGCGCGGCGTCCGATCATCGCCAACGCCGACAACGGCTACAGCGACCTGACGGATGTCCTGTGCATCGCGCAGACCGGCGACGAAGCGGAGAAATGGGTGGAACGCCTGTGTGACCCGAAAGAGTACGCCCGCGCCGTAGACCGCATAGACCGCTACCAGAAAGAGCGCGGCATCGTCTCCGTCTACCGGGAAGCGGGGTTACTGCCATGAAAATATTGTGGCTGAACGACCCGCAAGCCGACTACGGCGCCTCCTTTCTCTTTTTCGGCATGGTCAATCTGGGACATACCGTCTATGACTACCCGGAAAAGCCGTCCTACCATGGCGTCGTGCATGAGGGTTACAGCGTCCCTGGCATTGAATCCGGGATGACCGCGCCGTTCGCATGGATGCCTAAAGGCGGCGCCCCGAAACACGCTCTGCCGGGGAAAGTGACCGACCTGCTTTCGGACGGTTACTTCGATCTGGTCGTGCTGGAATCCCTGCGCTATGGCGCCTGTGAGGCGTTCCGGGACATCGAACCGTATCTGGGCAATGTCAAGACCCTGCTGCACTGCGGGGAAGATCATTCCGCGATTGACCTCTCGTCGATCAACGGCTTCGATGTGGACGTGATCGCGCACCGGGAACACCGTCGCCAGTGGGAAAAGGAAGAGCGGTTCGGTAAAACCCTTGTCGTTCCGTGTCCGTTCTCCGCGCCGGATATGCTGACCGCAAAACCGCCGTTTCCGTGGGAAGGGTTGTACTACGACTGCATCTTCCTTGCCGGGAACACGCACCCGGATCGCATTGAGGTGGCAAACGCCTTAACCGATAGCGGCATTAACGGACAGTACGCCGTGCAATCGGGCGGGGACGCTTCCCGTGCGATTGGAGCGGTCATGGAGTTTCAGGGGTACAGCCTTGCCCTGCAAAACAGCAAAAGCGGCGTCTCGGTTCGCGGCTTCGGCGAGGACACCTGCCGCTATTGGGAAACGGCGGTACTCACCGGGTTTGTCTGCGATGACCCCGATATCTGGATTCCACACCCGTTTGAGGATGGCGAGACCTGTGTCCGGTTCACGTCGCCGCAGTTCGTGCCGGACGCCGTGAGGCGCATGACGCCGGAGATCCGCCTTGCCGGAATCGAACACGCCCGCAAATATCACACCAATTCGGCAAGGGCGCAGTACCTGCTCAATTACCTGATGGAGGGTTTATTGTGAGATTCCATTACGACAACCAACTGAATAAAATCTTTACCAAGGACATCACCATCGTTCGCAAGCCGTTTTTGACACCATAACTTCACTCTTTGCCGCTTGGGGAGGCGGCGCAAAATGAAAATCGGCATTGGCATCATCGCCTATAACGTTTCAACCGAACTGGACTGGCTACTCAAAAGCATCGCGGATTCTTCGCACAGCGACTTACAGATCATGGTGTACCTGCACCAGCATTCCACGCGGGAAAAGGAGCCAGAAGTCACCGCTGTCTGTAAGCGGTGGGCGCTGGACGATTCGTACAGCAACTTTTTCGTATCGTACACCTATCACGGTATTAACCGGGGGCTGTCGGCATCGTGGAATGACGCACTGGAGCGGGGATACGAAACCGACGAATGCGATGTTGTCCTTCTGGTAAACGATGATATTACTTTCCTGCCCGGCGCTCTGGAAAAGTTCGCCACCTACGCCGTTTCGCGCCGTGATGCGTACATGGTGACGACGCTCGGATACCACCATTACTACGCACAACGAACCGACCTGGGGCAACAACCGCTGTGGGGATTCGGTTTTTCGTGCTTTGCGGTGAATCCTGTCGCCGTTAAGACTATTGGGTATTTCGACACGAACATCTTCCCGATCTATTTTGAAGACTGCGATTACGGGCGCCGGGGGTATCTCGCCGGTCTGCAAATGGCGGAATGCAAGGACGCCGGAATCATTCATTGGGGCAGTCTGTCGGCGCAGGGAGACGGGCAAGCGGAAATGCTGGCGGTGAAAAGCCCACTGAACGCCGCGTACTACACCCGCAAATGGGGAGGACTACCGGGAAGCGGTAAGGACGTGTACCCGACGCCGTTCAACGACCCGAACCTTGACCTGGAATACGACGGCGGCAATCCGTTGTATGACCGATGGGACGTTCCCCGATTGGTGAATGGTTGTCCGTGGCCCTCTGGCGAAGCCGTACAGTTCATGCCCGATGGCTATGTCCAACCGCCCACGGGTACGTACCCGTTCCGGGCGGGAAGTGGCGGAAACTCTATCTGGTCGCACATGGAACGATTAGCGGATTTCGCTAAGTTCTGTAGCCGCCCCCTTGTCGAGGTCGGTTCCGGTTGCGGCGACGGTAGTACCCATGCGTTTGATATGGGGCGTGTAAAAGCGCACGAGTCAACACAGCATATCAGCGTCAATCTGCACCCGGTTGGCGGCGGATGGGAACCAATCAACGGACAATGGAAGTTTATTCAAGGGGATTCCCGCGAAATCTCTACCGTCGAGGCGGTAAAAGAGTTGCTGGAAGATACTCCTGGCATCATCTACATTGACACGGAGCATACCTACGCCACCCTCAAGCGGGAACTGGAAATCTGGCCCCAGATCGCCGATGAGGACACGCTGTACCTGTTTCACGATGTGGTCGGGTTCCCTGAAATGACGGTCGCCCTACTGGAAGCGGTCGCTCCCGGCGGCAGTCTGCACGACACGCATTACTACCTGCTCATTGAGGAAACCTGCTCCGGTCTGGGCGCATTGGTTCCGAGAAAGGGGTGGCAACCATGAGTTACCGGGTTTTGATTACGGGAGTCGCCGGTTTCATTGGAAGCCATGTCGCGGAACACTGCCTGAGCAAAGGTTGGAAGGTCGTCGGCGTTGACGACCTTTCCGGCGGCAAAACGGAGAATATACCAAAAGGCGTTGTTTTTCTCAATCTTGATGTTTGTTCTCAGCAACAAATAGAATTGCTGTTTCAGGGTTTTGACTTCGACGCCGTGTATCATCTTGCCGCGTATGCCGCAGAGGGGTTGTCCCATTTCATCCGGGGATACAACTACACCAACAACCTGATCGGTACGACCAACATTATCAACGAATGCGTGAAGCAAGGAGGGCGAACGGGCAAACTGCCGCACCTTGTGTTTACGTCCTCTATCGCCGTCTACGGACACCCCGAACACTTGCCCGTCACGGAGGAAATGACGCCCAATCCCTGCGACCCGTATGGCATCGCCAAATACGCCTGTGAACTGGATATCAAAGCGGCAAATAAGATGTGGGGTTTGCCCTACACCATTTTCCGTCCCTACAATGTGTACGGAGAGCGGCAAAACCTGAGTGACCCGTATCGCAACGTCGTGGGAATCTTCCTGCGGCAAGCCATTCAGGGACAACCGCTGACCATCTTCGGTGACGGAACGCAGACCCGCGCCTTCTCGCACATTGACAACGTTGCGCCCTGTATCGCCGATGCCCCGATAGTCGTTGCCATGAAAGACGAGACGTTCAACGTCGGTGGCGATACGCCGTTCTCCGTCAATGTCCTCGCCTGTCAGATTATGGACGCGCTGGATAAGGGACTTGTGGTAGAGCGATTACCGGAGCGCAACGAAGTGAAGTTCGTGTACGCTTCCCCCGAAAAACTGCGGAGCGTGTACGTGCGACCTGACCCGGTTCTCTTGTCTGAGGGAATCGGTCGCATGGCGTTGTGGGCGAAGGGGCAAGTCATCGACGAACCGAAACCGTTCGCCAATATCGAAATTGACTGGAAACTACCCCCATCGTGGGAGAAATTGCGAACAGGTTCGCAAGTGAGGCGATGATATGGCATACCGGGACGATGCGTATGATGTGTGCCGGGCGGCGTTCGGGATTACGACCTCCGACCTGCCCGACACGACCCTTGCGGTCTATGTGGCAGGGGTGGAAGCCGACCTGATCCTCGCCTATCCCTGCGCCGGGGCAAGCGGCGTCACCACCCTGACAGGCACAGACCAGACGTATTTTGCAGAGGCTCTGGGATATGCCCTCGCCGCCAAGATCGCGGAATCACCCATCGGGCAGTCGGTGTTGCCGTCCACCAGCACGGTGGAGATTGGTCCGGTAAAGCGCGAGTACGGGCAGAAAAGCGCGGAATTGTTTGCGCCGTCCCTGACCGGGTTCGCGCAGAAAGCGATGCTCCGCGTCAATTGCGTCCGCACTGCCGCCAAAGCGAGAGCCGCAAACCTCGGAGGGATGTTCAACCTCACGGGCAAACGACGCGCCGCTGAGGAAGCCGAACAGCCCGTCATCATCGTCGGGTACGGGAGTACGTAAATGTCCGATAGCAACCACAGTGAAGCGACAAGAGCATCCTTAGAAAGAGGTAGGTAATCATGGCAGTTATACCAGTAGTCAGCACCGACCCGGTTGGCTCGACAACAACGGAAAACCCTGTCGCCGTCGCAGGAATTGATTCAGGCGGCATCAAACGGGCAGTGTTGACGGACACGGCAGGTAACCAGACCATCTCCGGTTTTGGCGCAACGTCAGACGCGGCGGCGTCGTCTGATACTGGCACGTTTAGCCTGTTAGCGTTTTTCAAACGACTCCTGAATACCTATCTGTCCCCGCTTCTGGTGCGCTACCCTGCCGATATTGCCATTACCGGGTTAACCGGGCAATCGGCGACGGTGAACAACCTGCTTGACGGGGCGACGGCGGGTGCGGCGGTTACGGATTGTGCGCCAAATGGGACGTTGTACGGATCGCTGATTATTGAGACGTATGTAACAGGCACGATATCGGGAGGTGCGATACTGGGTGAATGGAGCAATGACGGCACAAACTGGAAAAGTGCGATGTTTGTGCGCTCTGAAGCTGTGTTTACAAGTAGTGTCATATCCTCAACGGGCGGGGCGGGACGGTATATCACCAACGTCGAAGCACGTTATTTTCGGGCGAGAATATCGTCTGCGCTTACGGGCGGCGGCACCATGTCTGCGGTTGGTTGGTTAACTCGCCAAATCCATACCAGCACTACCCCGGTTGTTTTACTGGGTAGTTCCCCTCCGGTATTCGCGGCAGCGACGGCAAGCAGTACCAACGCGACAACAAACTTCAAGCGGATTTCGACGGCAGATACCAACGCGGCGGTTATTAAAGCGTCGGCGGGGCGCATCTACAGTATTTTTGCCTCTAACACTTCTTTGTCATGGCGCTACCTCAAAATCTACTCCAAAGCATCGGCTCCAACGGTTGGCACGGATGTCCCTGTGGCGGTTTATGGGATTCCTCCGGGGTCATTAATTGCGCCAAACTACGCCGACATTGGACTATACATTGCAACAGGCATGGCAATGTCAATCACGGCAGGTATCGCGGATTCAGACGCTACGGCAATTGCCGCAAATGAAGTGGCAGTAACCATCACTTACGCATAATAAGGAGAAATCATGGCGACAACGACAATACTGCAAACGTGGACACAATCAAACGAGCCTGGTCGAACCTATGCGGAAGTGCAGATTGAATTTGACGAAAATGGGGTAGCAGGTGATGTGGTGACGCAGGTCATCATTGTGCCTACTCCTGTCATCAATTCAGCGCCTAAAATCTACGCAGAGAAGTACGAAGACGACCTCGTAGCGCAGGAGGCGACAGGCAATGGCTAACGAGATTATCATCACCGTACCCGTCACATCATGGACAATCTCTGCCGTACTGGTGCGCCGAACGGACGGCGCGACTTGGAATGTGAATACCTCATCGTGGGACGCTACGCAAACTGCGGCACGGGCAAATTATCGAATCCTTCTCGCACAATCAGGCTCGTACAATATGTTCACGGCGTCCATGCCAGTGGTGGCGGCGGGGCTGTACCGGGTGGCGTATTACAGAGAGGTGGGATCAAACTACCTGCCTGTTGCAGAGGATATTTTACAGTGGGATGAGACTACTGTCGTCAATCTTGACCTGACGCAAACATTGACGCTGACCACCGGGGCAACCGTTGGCGGCGCTCTTTCCAGCGCCTTAACACGTTTTTTGAAACAGGAAGTTGTTGGCGTTCCGGGGCAGTCAGGGTCGTCGCTTAAAATTTATAAAAGCGATGGTACAACGCTTCTGGCAACGATTGACCTTTCAACCGTAAATCAGGCAATACCCTAATGAGTACCGCAGACGCTCTATTAACAGGCGGGTTGTATCAACTCGTGACAATCGCCTCCGATTTCAGCGAAGCGTCACGGGCGGCGGGTCAAGTGGTGGAATTTGTCGCCAAGTATGGCAACGCCGTCACGGTAAACGCGACCGTCTCCTGTAACGCGATTGTAGACACCAATTCCAATGC